AGGAGTGGGGCGACCGCGACTTCTACACCGGCGAGGCGCCGGCCCGCCGCACGGGAGGCAAGCGGTGAGCTCCCGATCCGCCCGCCAGCAGGCCACCGACGGCACCCGGCGCGATGCGTTGTGGGCGGCCATGCGGAACCAGCGGCGGTTTTCGATCAACTCGGCCGGAGATGGGGCGCAGGTGGCGCGCTCCACCGCCAAAAGCTATGTGCAAAGCCTGGTGGCGGGCGGGGTGATCGTTTTCGATGGCATGATGACCTCGGCCAAGGGCTTCCCGGAGAAAGCCTACACGTTCACGGCCGACGATGTGTCCGTCGCTGCGCCGAGGGTGCGCAAGGATGGCGCGGCCAGCCGCATTGGTGCCGTGCAGGATCAGATCTGGCGGACGATCAAGATGCTCAAGGTCTTCACCGTGCATGAGCTGGCCGTCGAAGGGTCGACCGAAGAGGTACGGGTGCGGCCCGATACGGCCATCGGGTATCTGCGCATCCTGGCAGCGGCCGGCTATCTGGTCGCGGAGGGTCGGGGGAAGGCGATCATCTACCGTGTGGTGCCCACCCTGTGCCGGGGGCCGGAGGCGCCGGTGGTGCAGGACTTGCAGCGGGTCTATGACCCGAACCGCCGCAAGGTGGTGTGGGAACGGGAGGTCACGGCGTGACCAATCCCAACCTGCTGCCCCGCGACACCGACCCGGAATGGCTGGCGCTGCTGCGGGCCAAGGCCCGCGCGACCAGCATCCAGGCCGCTGCCGATGTCATCGGCATGAAGCGCCCATCGGTATCGCTGCTGCTGTCCGGCACCTATCCGGGCGGCACCGGCCCCGCCGAAGCCCGCGTCCTGGCCGCGCTGAAAGGCCGCGTCGTCTGCGCGGCCCTGGGCGAGATCGACTCCGCCACCTGCGCGGAGTGGGCGGCCAAGCCGTATTCGGCCAGCTCCAGCCACCGTGTCGCCATGTACCAGGCCTGCCGGGCCTGCTGCAACAGACCCAGGAACGGGGAAAGCCCATGCTGACCGATGATCTGCTCAACCTGTCCGCCGGTCTGGCCGAGGCGGTACGGACCAACCGGGTCACGCCCGCGCTGGTCGCCGACGCGGTGCTGCAACTGTCCGGCATGGTGGCTCAGGCCGCCGTGCTGGAACAGCGCCCGCTGTTCCATGTCCGCCCGCAGGACGGCATGGACGACGCATTCTCGCCGGTCGAGCCGGTCGAGGTGGCGCTGGAGCTGCTGCGCCAGGCACTGGCGCTGGAGGCCCGCAGGGCCATGGCGAGGGCGTCATGATGAAGCCCGCCCTGTCCATCGGTCACATCATTCATCAGGTGGCCAAGTTCTATGGCATCGACCCGGTGCTGATGACGTCGCCGCGCCGGGCGCGGGTGCTGGCCCGGCCGCGCCAGGTGGCCATGTGGCTGTGTGCCGAGCTGCTGCCGGAGGCATCGCTGCCGACCATCGCCGCCCGGCTGAAGCGCGATCACACCACGGTGCTGTACGGCATCCGGACCATCGCCACCATGCGCCGGTCCGACCCGGCGATCGCCACCGCCACGGACGCCCTGCGCGGCGCACTGGCGGCCGAAACATCCCCGCCTCCGGCCGATCTGGCCCTGGCGGCCGAGGCAGCCGCCGGGGTGCTGGGCAACTTCCAGCATGCCCTGGTGGCCCTGGTCCACCGTGATCCGGCGGGCGCGCTGGTGCTGTTCCGGCGCTGGCATGCCGAGATGCGGGAGGTTCTGCCATGAGCCTGCTCCGCCTCCTGTTCCCCTGGCTGTTCGGCTCCCGTGGCGGCTGGATCGCCCATCCCGAACGCCTCGCCCTGTCCGGCGCTGTCCGTGCCGCTCACCACCACACCCTAGAGAGAGACTGACCATGACCGTCGCCACCACCGTTCCCGCCAATATGCTGCCCGGGGCCCGCGATATCCCCGGCCTGGGTGTCCACCTGCGCAATTCCCTGGGTCATCTGGTGCATATCGACGCCATCAATCCCGCGGACCTGCTGGAGCACGAGATGGTCTACAAGATCACCGACTACGGCCTGGAACTGCGTGGCTATATGGCCCGCTTTCTGGCCCATTCCCGCACCGATCTGGGCGACTACGACGCGGTTCTCGCTCAGGAATACAAGATTGATGCCGGCGCCCGCTCCAAGAAGGGCAACCGCACCTACACCAGCTTTGACGCCCTCCGTCAGGTGGAGGTCAAGATGCAGGATCGCCGTGCATTCGGGCCGCAGTTGGACGTCGCCCGCGCCGGCCTCGACGACATGATCCGCCGCCACGGTGCCGGCGCCCGGCCGATCCTGATGACCCTGGTCAGCCTGGCGTTTGGCGTCGGCGAGAAGGAAGACAAGGTTGATATGGCGGCTCTGCTGGCCCTGCGTCGCCAGAATTTCGATGATGAGGCCTGGCCGGATATCCAGCGCGCGATCGGTGACGCCATTCGTGTGGTCGGCACCAAGGAATACCTGCGCATCCTCGCGCGACCCAACCTCAACGCGACTTTTGAGCCGATCAAGCTGGCGTTGTCGGCCATCGACCCCGCCCCCGAAGACTTCGATCTGCCCAGCCCGCGCCGCCAGGTCGAACAAAGCCGCCCGACCGTTGCGGACGCCCTGGAATGCCTCAAGGACGGCAATGTAACGGGGGCTGCGGTGATCCTGGCACGACTGCTCCGTGACCTGGGGGGTGATGTCACGGACGAGGTTTCGGCGTGGATTGATGGCGGCTGCGACAATTATACCGCCAAGGAGACGGCCGATGACATGCGGTAAACCGGAAAGCGGACTCGTGGACGTCCATGAGGCCTTGGCCGATCCCGTGAAGGGACCGGGCATGCAGACCACGCTGGACTTCCTGAACATCTGCTCCCACCTCGTTCCCGTCCGCGGGCCTGACGCAGTGCTGTCCGGCCTCATTACCACCTTCATGCATATCGCCCACATGGTCGGCCTGCATGCGGAAGCGGTGGCCACTCTGCACGCGGCGATCGAGCAGATTGAAAATCCGATCGGGCTGCAGCAGTCCGGCCCGTCGAAGATGATGGCCGAGCGCCAGCGCGCCGACGTGGCGGGGAGGGCCTGAGCATGGGCATCACTCCCGACATGTTAGCCGCCATGTTCGAAGACATGGCCAATACCAGCCTCGGCGGCGGGGCGGCCCGCAAGGCTTATCTGGCCTGCGCCAAGCTCGTGCGTGAGCATCTGGGTCGGACACCGGGCATCCTGCCCGACCGGGCGGACATCCCCGAAAACTCCGACGCCGCCCATGCCGCCGCTGAACGGCTGGAGGACAGTCCAGATTTCAGGCACCTAGTGGTGCTGGTGTCGGCGCACGAAGACGGCTGGCAGACGCGGATCTGGGGCGCCACCCCACCGCACCGCGCGATCGCAGCGGCCATGGCGGATGCCTGCCTGGATGGACTGTCGGTCAATCCTGCGCCGCCCTGGCTGGAGGAGACATTCCATCTGCTGGCTCAACAGCCGCTGGCCGATCAACCGGCATGACGACATCCAGGCGAAACGCCCACGCGAGAGCGTGGGTGTCGACGGGGAACGGCCTTCCCGCCCTGATGAGCCAGGCTAAGCACAGGATACCGACCATGATGAAAGTCATTGATGCGCCGATCGACATGGAAGAACTGGCCGTGCGGATCGCGGAGGCGTGCCTCGGGTTGAAACGGCCGGCCGGGGTCTCCGCGGCGACCGTATTGCGGGGATTTGAATCGGATATCCCCGGCGGACAAGACATGGTCGCGGGGTTCCGCCGCGCCGCATTGGCGGCGGTGAACTATGTCGCCGAGCGCATTACAGCCGGCGGCAACATGGCATCGGTTGAGGGCACCGGCCATGTCCACTGACCCCACCCGCCAGGCCGAACTGGCCAAGATCCACATCGCGCGCAAAGACCTGAAGCTGTCCGACGTCGACTACGAGGCGATGGTCAGCCGCGCCTCGGGCGGCAGCGCCAGCTCGGCGAAAGACCTGGACAGCGCCGGGCGGGGCCGGCTGCTGGGGGCCCTGCGCAAGATGGGGTGGAAGCCGAAGGCCAAGGCGGGCGGGCGCATCGCCGGGGACACCTCGTCGCGGATGATCCGGGGCCTATGGATCGAACTGGCCAAGGCCGGACGGCTGCGGGACGGCTCGGAGGCCGCGCTCCGAAAGTGGGTCGAAAACGAGACCGGCAGGAGCGACCTGACATTCTGCTCGACCACGGAGAAAGCCAAGCTGATCCAGGCCCTGAAATCCTGGACGGCCCGGCCGCAGGCGGCGCCATGAGCGCACTCAAGGTGCCGCGCCTGTCGGGCCCGCTGGGCGAGCTTCAGCGGCGGGGCCATGGCGGTGCCGCGGTGCGCCTGGTGCTGACATTGGGCGGCACGAAGCGGTATGTTCCGTTCGTCGCCCGTCACGGTCAGAAGCTGGTGGAGATCATGGGGCTGGCCGCTGCCCAGGCGCTGGGCGACATCGCCCGGGAGGAAGCGACGGGGGCGGGAGAGTATCGGGGCGAGGGGAAGACCCTGGATCTGCCCAGCCGCACGACGCTGGAGCCGACCCTGAAGGGCGAGATCTTCCGCCATGGCGGGACCGACCGGCAGGTGGCTCTGGATCTTGGCTGCACCGAGCGCTATGTCCGGCTGTTGCGCCAGAGCGCGGGCAAGGTAAAGAAGAAATCGCGGCCGAAGGATGAGCGGCAAATCGACTGGATAGACCTGTTACACACGGAGGTATAGATGTTAATCGAATTGCCCGGCGGAGACTTTGTTGATCACACGCAGTTCAAAGCCATCACCGCCCGCGCGACGGGCGATCAATGGCGGATGGAAGTGACGTTCAACGACGGTTCCGCCGCCCCGTTCGCGGCGCCGTCCGAGGCGGCGGCCCGGGAGGCGGTGAAAGCGCTGGCCGTCAAGGTCAACGCCATGACGGCCAGCGCTACCATGTCGCCCGACCATCTGCGCCAGATGGTCGCGGATCGGAATAAGACGGTCCGCAAGTAATACGCGGAACTCGTTCCGGCTAAGCCCCTCGTTCTTCGAACCCGTACTGTCGGCCTCACCATCCCCCGCTGGTGAGGCCGTTTCATGTCCGCCCTTCTCGATCCCCATTCCTTGAGCGACCTGGAAATCTTCGCCCGCACCCTGTGGGGCGAAGCGCGCGGCGAGGACTGCATTGGCCGCCATATGGTGGCCAATGTCATCATGAACCGGGTCAACGCCGACCTGGGCCATGACGGTAAGCCCGACTGGTGGGGCGAAGACATCAAGGGCGTCTGCCTGAAGATATACCAGTTCAGTTGCTGGCTGCCCGCCGATCCCAACCGCATCAAGCTGCTGACGGTGACCACGGCCGACCCGGTGTTCCGGGAATGCCTGGAGATCGCCGAGGCGGCCATCGCCGGCCGTCTGGAAGATCTGACCAGGGGCAGCACCCACTACGCCAATGTGGTGCTGCTGACCAAGCTGGGCACGCTGCCGGCCTGGGCCACGCACGTCAACTGGCGGGTCCGCCACGGGCACCACGACTTCTTCCTGGTGCCGTGATGGAGCTGCCGGGCTTACCTATCCCGGCCGTCGAGTTCGCCCGGCTGGCGGCGGCGGCCTATGACCCCGCTACCACTCCCGACTTCGTCGCCGGCTCATCCGAGATCTACGTCACACGCCTGGGTGACGAGATCATTCTGACTTGGCGCGGCTCCAGCGACATCGCCGACTGGCGCATGGACCTGTGGTCGGTGCCGGGCTATGCGCCGGATCTGCAATGCTGGGCCCATTCCGGGTTCCTGGAATGCGCTCATCAGGCATGGCCGATCCTGTGGTTCTGGCTGAACAAGAACCCCGGACGGGTCTGGCTGTGCGGCCATTCCAAGGGCGCGGCCGAGGCGACGGTGATCGCCGCGCTGATGACCCGCTTCGGCCGCCCGCCGGCCGGGCTGGTGACCTTCGGCAGTCCGCGCGTCGGATTTTCCGGCCTGTCGTGGTGGCTGCGCGGCATCCCGGTCTGGCTGTTCGTCCACGGCGCCGACCGCATTACCCGCCTCCCTTTCCTCTGGGGCTGGCGACCCATCCGCCCGCCCATCGTCATCGGCCGGCCCGGTCACCCGCTCGCCGACCATCTGATCCCCCGTTACATCGCTGCTCTGTCCGAGGAGGCCCCCGTGCCCGAAGCTCTCCCCCTGCCTACAGCCAAGCCCTTGTATCTCTCCAAGGGTGTGATTGGCGGCGCCGTTGCCGTCGCCGCAGCCGGCGCTCAACTGGCCGGTGTCGATACGACGGTCATTGCCCCGCTGCTCGATCTGGTTGGGCTCGATCCGTCGAGCGTCACCCCGGCGGCCGTGCTGTCCAGCCTCGGCGTGTCGGGCGGCGTCCTGGCGATCATCGGCCGGGTCTATGCCACCGCGACGTTGACGGCCCGGGCCCTCCGCCGGCCCAGCACGGCCCTGTCGATGCTGGCGGGTCCGGCGCTGGCCGGCGCCGTGATCCTCGGCGCCGTCGGCCCGCTGGGCGCCTGCGCGACCGGTGTGGTCATGCCGGGCCCGGTCGCCGACATCACCGCCCGCTCGGCGCTGCATCAGGTGGCGTCCGGTCGGGCCAACCTCAACGCCGTGCTGGCCGCCGCCGTGTATGTCCAGTCCGGCCAGGCCACCGGCCATCTGACGGACACGGTGCGCGAGCTGTCGGCCAGCGCCGCCGCCGCCATCGACCGCGCCGACGCGGTGGCCACCGCCGGGGCCTCGCAGACGGTGGTCACCGTCATCCTCTCGGCCGCCCATCGCGACCTGCGCGAACTGGCGGCGGCCATGGCCAAGGAAGTGCGCGGCTCGGTGCTGGCGCTGATCGCCACCGCGTCGGTGGAACGCGGCCTTGACCTGGGGTCGAACCTGGCGATCGGCGCCACCGCCGCCGCCCACACCCGCCTGACCGCCTGGGAGAGTGAGGCGCGCGACCCGACCGCGGCTGAGAGCGCGGCGCTGGCCGCGGAAACCGGGTCGCTGCTGGCGATCATCCGGGGTGAATGATGGTCGACCTGGTCGACAGCGCCCAGGAGCACGAGCACCGCCTGCGCCAGGAGGCACTGGCGCGGGCGGCGGCCCGGGGGCAGGGGGCAGGGCGGGCGGAGTGCGTCGACTGCGGCGAGCCCATCCCACTGGGACGCCGGTCGGCCATGCCCCATGCCGAGACCTGCGTCAACTGTCAGCGGGACCGGGAGCGGAGGATATAATGGAAACCGGAAATCTGGCCGAATGGACCGATATCGGCCTGAAAGTCGCCGGCGCACTCGCGATCCCCCTGTTCGGGGTGGGCATGTGGATAATCAACAAGGCCATGGTTACGCGCAAAGATTTTGAGGCGTGGTCGGCCTCTCACGAGGTCGAACATCAAGGCCTTGAGGCGCGGCTGACGGCTGGCGAAAGCCGCTTTGTGCATCTCGAAACCACCCTGTCGCACATGCCGACCAAAGGCGACGTGGAGGTCGTGCGGGCCCAGGTGGGCCGGGTCGAAGGCGCGGTGCAGGGCCTGACCGCCGGAATGGACGGCCTGACCCGCGCCATCGGCTCGGTCGGAGACCAACTGAACATCCTGCTGTCCACCCATATCCGATGAGCCCGCGCATGGCCACCCCCGACATCACCGAACGCCTCGCCGAGCACCGCCGCCTGTGCATCCTGCGCGCCCTGGCCGAAGACCCGACCGGCCGGCTGCGCCGCGATCTGCTGACCGTGCTGGCCCTGGCCGAGGGTAGTGCGAATCTGTCGCTGCTGACCGACTGTCTGGGTGACCTGGACCACCCGGTCAGCCGCGATCAGGTCCACACCGCCGCCGTCTGGTGCGTGGCCCAGGGGCTGGCGGTGCCGCAGCCTGATGGGGATATCGCCGGCTGGCACCTCACCGATACCGGCGGGGAAACGGCATCCGGCCGCACCGTCACGCCCGGCATCGCCCCGCCGGCCACCTGCGATTGGCTGGTGCTGAGGCTGTCGCAGTTGGCGGTGAAAGCCAATGCCACCCAGGTGCTCGAGGATTGGGGGTGGTTTCAGGAAAGGGGACTGGCGAGCCCTGGGCTGTCCGTCATGTCCCTGCGCCTGACCGGTCGCGGCGCCGAGGTCGCGGCCGGACGGCTGGTTGTCGAGGGCGTCAAAAAGCCGTCGTTCGGCGCCATGCTTAACGCCGCTGCCACCATCGGTAAATCAATCCTGGGAGGCTGATTTGGCACGCCCTCCAGAAGAGGTCGATGCGCTCCGGCGCGGCTATGTGGTCGAGCGCCTGCCGCTGGAGAAGGCGGCGAAAAATGCCGGCATCCCTCCCGGCACGGCACGCAAGATGAAGTCGCGGGCGGCGGCCAAAGGCGACGACTGGGACAAGGCCCGCGCCGTATCCGCCCTGACCCAGGCCGGCAGCGGCGTGGTCGCGCAGATGGTGCTGACTGATTATCTGGTCGTGCATCAGGTGACCATGGCCGAACTGGCCGCCGCCACCGACCTGCCGCCGATGGACAAGGCCGAGGCCATGTCGAGGATGGCCGACGCCTTCACCAAGACCATGTCGGCTGTCGCCAAGGCCGCGCCCGACCTCGGCCGCTATGCCGTGGCCTCGGAGGTCATGACCGACTTCGCCAAATTCGTGCAGGAACAGTTTCCCCAGCATGCCGCCGCCCTGGTCGAGGTGCTGGAACCCTTCGCCGCTGCCCTGGCGGACAAATACGGGTGAATCATGGATGCGCTTGTTTGCCCTTATTGCGCCAGGCCCCTGCTGGATTGCGGAGAAATAGTGCTCGACGAGGAACTTGCCTTCGGAGAGGCGGGCATCTGTGACTCCTGTGGCTCAGCGTACACCGCCGCCATTGACGGCGGTGTACGGGCCATTTCCTGGGAAGACGTGGCATTCTGATGGCCAAGAAGGTCGCCCAGAAGGATTTTTTGAAGACCATCGCCGCGGTTGCCGCCGAGGCGCGGCGGCGGATCGAGGCCGGCTGTGCCGGCTTCGATCCCGACCCCAAGGCGGCGGCGGCGCGGCGCGATCGGGCGCGGTCCGATTTCGGCTTCTTCTGCCGGACCTATTTCCCGCACCATGTCAGCTCTGCCCCGTCGCGGTTCCATCTGTGGAGCTATGAGCGGCTGCCGGCCGTGGTCTTCCATCCCCAGGGCCTGCGGGTGGCGATCGCCGCACCTAGAGGCAATGCCAAGACCACCACCTGGGCGCAGTTGGGGACGCTGTGGTGCCTGGCCTTCGGCCATAAGCGCTTCCCGGTGATCATCAGTGACGCCTTCGACCAGAGCGCCATCATCGTCGAAGGCATCAAGGCCGAGCTGGAAGCCAATCCGCGCCTCAATAACGACTTCCCCGACCTGGCCGGAGTCGGGCCGGTGTGGCAGGTCGGCGTGATCGTCACCCGCACCGGCTCGAAGGTGGCGGCGTTCGGCTCGGGCAAGCGGCTGCACGGCGTGCGCCATGGCACCCAGCGCCCGGATATCGTCTTTTTGGATGATCTGGAGAACGACGAGAACGTCAAATCCCCCGAACAGCGCGACAAGCTGGAGCGCTGGATCGACCGGGCGGTGGACCCGCTGGGGCCGCCCGACGGGTCCATGGACATTATTTATGTCGGCACCGTGCTGCACTACGACGCAGTGTTCTCGCGCAAGCTCAAGAACCCGATGTGGCGGTCCCAGGTGTTCCGCGCCATCGCGGTTCATCCCCATCGTCAGGATCTGTGGGACAAATGGGAAGAGGTTCTGCGCAACGACGGTGAGGAAGCGGCCGACGCCTATCATGCCGGGCACCGGGCGGAGATGGACGACGGCGCCGCGGTGATCTGGCCCGAGGTCCAGCCCTATGTCATGCTGCGCAAGATCAAGGTGCGGATCGGCGCCTCGGCCTTCGCCACCGAGTACCAGAACGAGCCGTCGGAGGTCGAAGACCAGCTGTTCGGCCGGCTGATCTTCTGGGTGCAGCCGTCGCGCTTCTGGGTCTATTACGGCGTCTGCGATCCGTCTTTGGGCAAGCACGGCGGGCGCGGCGATCCCAGCGCCATCCTGGTGGGGGCCCGCGACCGCGAGACCGGCATTCTCGATGTGGTCGAGGCCGATATCCGCCGCCGTCTGCCCGATACCATCATCGAAAACATCATTGCCCTGCATCGGCAGTATCGCTGCCAGAAGTGGGGCATCGAGACGGTGCAGTTCCAGGAATTCCTGCGCATGGAGCTGGTCCGCCGCTCGGCCGTCGCCGGTTGCCCGGTGCCGGCGGTGGCCATTCTGAACCATGCCGACAAGGCCCTGCGCATCGAAAGCCTTCAGCCGCACTGCGCCAACGGGCTGATCCGCTTCAACCCCAATCACGCCACCCTGTTGCAGCAGCTGCGGCATTTCCCCAATGCCGACCATGACGATGGTCCCGACGCCCTGGAAATGCTGTGGCGTATTTCACTGGGTGCCCGCACCGGCAGCGGTATCCGCACGGCCGGACCGCGCAGCTCCAGCGGCCGGGCCATGGCTGGTTTCCTCGGAGGTTAACCGTGCCCCCATCCCCATCCTCTCCTGTCCGCCGCGAAATTGCCTCCGCCCGCCGCGACATCACCATGACGTCCTGGGGCGGACTGATGCGGCCGCAGGACGATGTTCTGCTGACGCGCGGCGGGGCGCTCGGGCTCAAGGTCTATGACGATCTGGAGCGCGACGGCTGGACCTATGCCATGTTGCAGAAGCGCAAGCTGGCCGCCGTCGCCCGGCCGTGGGTGGTCGAGCCGGGCGGGCCGCGCCGCATCGACCGTCAAGCGGCGACCTGGCTGGAAGCGCGGTTGGCGCGTTGGGCATTCGACAAGTGGTGGTTAGACCTGGCCGACGCCGTCCTGAAGGGCTTTGCTGTTGCCGAAGTGATGTGGGGCCGCGATGCCGAAGGCTTCATCGTTCCGGCCGCGGTGCTGGCGCGCGACCAGCGCCGCTTCGTGTTCGACGACGAGGCCCGGCTGCGGCTGTTGACCTTCGAGGCGATGGACCGCGGCGAGGAACTACCCGAGCGCAAGTTCATCGTCCATTCCTTCGGCGCCAAGGCCGGCGACCCCTACGGCAAGGGCCTGGGTCATCAACTGTTCTGGCCGGTGTTCTTCAAGCGCCAGGGCATCGCCTTCTGGATGGTGTTCGCCGAGAAGTTCGGCAGCCCGACGGCCCAGGGCGTCTATGAGGATGGCACGTCGGAGGAAGACCAGGCCAAACTGTTGAACAATCTGGTCAATCTGGCTCAGGAAAGCGCCCTGATCGTGCCAAAAGGCACGGAGGTCAGCCTGCTGGAAGCATCGCGGGCCGGCGGCATCATCACCTATGAGCAGCTCTGCCGCTTCATGGATGAGCAGATCGCCGTGACAGTGGTCGGTCAGACGCTGACCTCCAGCCAAGGCTCATCGGGCAGCCGAGCCTTGGGCGAGGTCCATGCCGAGGTGCAGGCGGAAATCGTCGACGCCGACGCCGATCTGCTGGCCCGCACCTTCAACGACACCCTGTTCTCCTGGCTGACCGAGTGGAACTTCCCCGAGGCCGCCCCGCCGCAGGGGTGGCGGCCGCGCCCCC